GACGATGCTCTTGAAGCATTGTGGAAGAAGCAGTACTCACTCGAAGAGTTCACTACTGCTGATCAGTTCAAGTCATATGGTGATCTTGAGAAGAGATTGAACAGTGTGTTGAACACATCACGTCCACCAGTAGCAGCAGAAGTTGCAACTGAAGAGGAGGAGATTGTAACTGCACCAACAACACCTGTAAGTGCAAGTGCTACACTTAGTAGTTCAAGTGGTGCTGCTACTGCTGATGATGATGCACTATCATACTTCCAACGATTAGCAGAGGAGTAATCCTGTACGAAAATCAACTTTCAGTTTCAAAATACCCCGAAAAAAACTTCGGGGTATTTTTTTGTCTTAAGGTTTTTTAGCGAGGTTCAACGATTCTCATATTATCGCCTTTTTTCAGTTTTTTGTTGATATATTGAGAACTATCAGTGTATGTCATAATTTGTCTCATATCATCAATTATTGTGCCTACGTACTCTGGTCGTAAAAGGTTTATTGTCCTTTTTTCATCATTTTTCTTGATCTCGTATTCAAGATAAGAAATTGATATAACATCATTTACATCGTTTCTGACTCCATTTGTGGTATAAGAATATGTGTAATCAGAGTCAACAACCAATCCAGATTGCAGTATAATATTTCCACCTACACCTCTTATCTCTTTTGTTTCATAATGATGCACCTGCGATAATTGTGTGGGGTCATACTTATTGTTGACATATCTCTGAAAATCACGTTGACCCATTGGCCACTCATCTCGTACATTTATCATATTATTGGATATAAGAACAACCCAATCCAAAGACTCATTTTCATATATTTTATGTGCAACATTGTCAGGTCTATCATCCCCTTCAACGTAATATTTTGAAAATGCTGTTACATTACCAAAAAGATCATCACGAATCTTTGCTCTTTTGAACAAATTTTTGAGCACTATAAAATCATTGCTAGAATTTCTCTTATCAGAGAAAGAGGGTAGTTGTACGTTTGGAAAAAGGTCGAAATAATTCATTAGAATCCTATGTCATCGTCTGTAAAGTCATTCGACCCAAGAATATTTGTTCCAAGATCTTGTAATGATGGGTCATTCACAGTGGTATCATCTAATCTGTAATCATTAGCAAAGATAGGTGTAAGTTCATTGAAGGTCAAACCCATGGTGCTTCTGACTGGCATTGAGACTGCACTTGCATCTTCATATGATTGATATACACCATCAGGTGTAAAACTTACTTGACATGATGTCAAAGCACATATTTTGAAGGTGTTCAAACCTTTTATTCTCCTGTGACTATTAAAATAGCATAATCTAAAGATATTAGGAGAACCTAAAAATAGTGATCTGCTTGCATTTGCATTTCTTCTTTGTGGTAACATTCCTTGTCTAAACCACCTTTGTATTTTTCTTACTTCTATTGCCTCTACATCGCTATTTGGAGCAAAATCAAAATTGAAGGTAAATGTTCTTAGTTGAGGTCCTCCAAAGAGTAATTCAAGGTTAGGATTTATTGCTGCTCCTGTTTGTCTCGTTATGAATTGATCCACATCAACATTGATACCAATTCTAGACAAAACTGATCTTGCGATGACAGCATTTAGCACACTAGCAGAAGATGCTTCTGAACCATCTTGATTTTGCAGAGATTTTTTCAAAGCGTCAAATGTCCCTGTCGCTTGTTTACTTGAATTAGTGATCAGATCTCCCAATCCCTTTCCATCTGATAGTAAAGATTTCAATTGTGATGTAGCAGCAGAGAATGCACCCATTTCAATTGCGTTCGCTCTACCTTCTCCCCAACTCACACCATTGCTTACATCAAGTCTGTTGGGTATTGGTAGTTTGCAAGTACCAAATGCTTCACTCAAATTAGTTCTTCTTTCTAAACCTTGAGTTAAATTACCTGCAAGTGTACTATCAATTCCTCCAGTTTGAACATCTTCAGGATTAGTTGAACGATTTCCAGTTGATGGTTGCGGTGGACTGTAAGCAAATTGTTCTATAAACATGTAGTCTTGTCCACCATCTATAACCATGTCTACTGGGTATTGCAAGTTCTCTTTGAAAACTGCGTTACTAAAAATTTGTTGTGGTGTGACTAAATCAACTTCACCAGGTGGTGGTGCATTATCATCATTCTTTTCTACATTAGGCACACCCTCCTCATTGATGAACGAAGCACTTTCACCATTGGGTAAGTTTCCTTCTCTTGCATAATGAATATATCCAGATTCAAATGATGCTTCGATTGTATCATCTCTAAATGCCCAATCTTTTGCAAAGTCAACGAGTTTATTTCTTCTTATCATAGAGTTCAATACTTTTTTCCCTACTTCTGAATTAGGATCAATAGGTATATACAAGTCACCTGTAAGACCTGCATCTTGATTTATTCTTTTTATACCTAATGGTGCCAAAAAATCACCATTGGCAGTATCTAAACTTCTTTCTTCAATATATCTTTCACCATCTATCTCATACTGGACATTATAAGTTGTCCTTTTATAGATATCACTTTTTGGTGGTTGGGGTTTATTTTTCTTTTCGCTCATCTCAATAATCTCCTGATCTTTTGATTTGACATTGGCAACTCGATACTTCCTACATCTTTTACAAATTGTTCAAGACGCATTCCTAGTGCTTTATCAACATCATCACCTTTTAGTTGAAGAAACATGCCTTGTACGTAAGATCTTAGGTATTTATTGAATCCATCTAACTTTGTATAATCTTGATCTGCGAGTATGTAGTCTAAAACTCCAGACCTGTTTGATGGTTTTGTGTAGTGCAAGTTTACACCGTAAAAAGCATTATTTTCCATGGCAACAATGTATGTCATCGGGTTCCTATCATAAAAAGGTAATTGTTCAGCGTACTTAGCACTATATTGATATAATAATACCTCTCCTATTATAGGTTGCCCCACCACTTCTGAAGACGGGAAAACATTTCTATATTCCAAGTTCTTTCTCCGTTAGTATTTGAAACTCCCATCTTCTATCTTTACAAAAATTCTCTGCTGCTTCCCACTTTGCCTGATTTGTGGCATAAGTGAAGACCTCAGACACATACTTTTTAGTTTTTCTTTTTTGCATCTTTGGTTCTTTGACTTGTTTTGCAGGTTTTATTTCAATGACCTTTTCATGCATTTTCCCTCTTATATCCTTGTATTTGACATAAAAATCAGGAAAGTAACGATGTATTCTATTATCCACTGGTGATCTGTATGGTATCACTATTTCTTCAGACGACCACCTCACTATATTTTTGTTGGTGTCACAATATTGCATAAATTTTAATTCCCAAGAAGATCTATAAATCACTTCTCTGAAGTCACCATGATACTTTTTGTGGTTTTTTGGTCTGAATTTACCTTTATATGACATACATAGTATGTAACATTTAGTATTTAGATGGCAAATAGAGCAGAGACATTTAGATCAGGAAGATTTTATTTACCAACTAAAGATCTTACAAATCCAACTACGAAGTTTGGTAATATCACGCCAGCTTTCAACAATAATTATGATGTGATGATAAATTTCAGTGATAGTAAAGAATTGAAAGCTTTTATCAACCAACATGGTTTCTATGATCAAAATGGTGGTGCAAATTCACCATTCAATGCAGGTTCATATCTAGCTTTGTTTTGCTCTGAAGCAGTTTTACCAGGTTCTGAATTACAGGCAGCACAAGTAAGTGGATTGAGACAGGGTATAACACAAAAGTATGCAACTTATAGAAGATTTCCAGATATAATTCTCACATATTATCTACAGACTGATTACTATACGAATGACGTGTTCAATGCGTGGATGGAATTCATATCACCCACTAGGACAATGGACGGAACTTTTGGTTCAAATGTAGACAAAAGAAAGAATAGTGAACCTTCCTTCAGAAGAATGAAGTATCCAAATTTATATAAGTGTAATATGGAGATAACTGCTTTCGATAGGGATACCACCAGTGAATTTTCTAAAATGAATAAAACAAGTAGGTTCAACACTCAAATACCTAGTAGCATGACATATCACATCATAAATGCCTTTCCAACAAATATTGTTGCTGCACCATTGGCATATGGAAGAGCAGAGTTGATAAAAACAACTATTACATTCACGTATGAACAGTATCATACATCAAGGACATCGAGAAAGGATTTCATACTCAAAGAGTCAGATGATGGTGCAGACGTAAGAAATCCAGATTTAGTATTCAATGCTGAACAAGGATCAACAGATAACACTAGCACTGATAGTGAGGAGCAAGCAGTCAAGGCAGAGAATAGCAAGACCAAAGAGAAAAAGAAAAAACCATTTACTAGAGAACAAATTCTTAATACACGAAATAAGTTTGTCAAGATGGGTTTATAATCACTGATTTGTGCTATACTAAATATAGTCACTGAATAATAATATTATGCCTTTACCAAAGGTTATTGCACCTACATTTGAATTGCAACTTATATCGCAAGAAAAGAAAGTAAAGTACAGACCCTTTTTAGTCAAAGAGGAGAAAATTTTACTCATTGCACTAGAGAATGGATCCGATGCTGACATCAGTGCCACACTCAAAAGTGTATTGAAATCATGCATCATCACCCGTGGTGTTGATGTTGAGAACCTACCTAGTTTTGAATTAGAGTATTTGTTCTTGAATGTAAGAGGTAAATCTATTGGTGAGTCAGTTGAACTTATTGTCACTTGTCAAGACGACAACGAGACTAAAGTTCCGTTGACTGTAAAAATGTCAGATATCAAGTTAGAAGTCCCAGATGGACACACTGACATGATAAAACTGAACAATGACATAAACATCAAGATGAAATATCCATCAATGCAACAATTCTTAGACAATAATTTTGTAGTCTCTGATTTAGATGGTGCTGAAAGGATAGATAAGGCATTTGGTGCGGTGATTGATTGTATTGACACTATATTCACCGTTGATGAGGCATGGAGTGCAACAGACTGCACAAAGAAAGAACTTACTAAGTTTATTGAGCAATTGAATTCTAGTCAATTTGCAGAAATTGAAAATTTCTTTGCGACCATGCCAAAATTACAGTATAAAACAACAGTGAAAAATCCAAAAACTAAGAAAGAGTCTGAAGTAGTAATTGAGGGTTTATCCAATTTTTTCGCATAATGCTATATCATACCAGCATTGATGCTATGCTGGAGACAAATTTTGCTCTCCTTCAACATCATAACTGGTCTCTAATTGATATAGAAAACATGCTTCCTTGGGAAAGGGACGTTTATGTGAATTACCTTATAAAATACCTTGAGAAACAAAAATTAGAAGCAAAGCAAGCGGAAGCAGCTAATGCAAACACCTGGTAGAAGAACTCAATCACGTACTCCTATGTTCCAAATTGGACGTAGGATGAATGTTGTTGGTAGAAATTTGTCTAATATATCAGAAGAAACTCAGATAGATAAACCGCAAATAAGAATATTAGGAAGAATTATATCTCAATTGGACAGTATGAACACCAATTTGAGAGATATGAGTGATATTATTAGAAGAGATGTTGATTCAAAACAGAAATATTACAGGGAAGAACTAAAAATACTCAAAAAGGACTCGCAAAATTTACAAAATACAAATATAAGATTATTCACACAAAGTAGAAAAGGTTTAGCTACAGCAGCAGGTGCATTAGGTGCTGCACAGGTAAGTACAGGTAATGTAGGAGGAGCAGCACAGAGTTTTGGTGCAGCAGCAGCGTTGATGTCACCTGAGATTATTGAATTGTTTACAGGAGCAGTTGTCAATTCCCTTGCTCTAAGAGGAATTCTTGGTAATAGGGGAGCAGGTGTAAACACTGCTTCTAGAGTAGCAGGTGCATCAAAACTTAGAAATCCTTTGCTCATAACAGCAGCACTTGCAGCATCATTCATAATACCAGCACTTGCTAAGTCAAATCAAAACGCTGACAGGAGAAGATTGGAGACTGCACAAAAAACTATAAAGGGTGCTGAAACAATTGACAGAAAGGATGTTGGTAGATTTAGGACACAATTAGACAGATTTGACAGAATACTCTCAACTGTATCAGTAGATAGGAAAAGACAACAACGAGGTGTCGTGGATGAAAGTCTTTTAGAGGAGACAAAAGATAAAACTCCCATATTATCTTCAATCAAAAAAGGAATATCAGACTTCTTCAAAGATAAGTCTTCAGATAAAAAAGTAGAAAAAAAAGAGAGTAAGCAAGTTATAGAAGAGAAAAAGGTACAAAATAAAGAGAGTAAGCAATTTATAGAAGAGAAAAAGGTAGAGAATAATCTTGTGGAGGAGGTAAGTAACAATATCAGTTTCTTAGGTGATGAAGTCAATGTCACTAACATAGATCCTAAGATAAACCTTTCAAATGAAGTAATTCAAAATACAACATTTAGTGATGAAATATCAAGCATATTCAGTCCTAATGATGACTTTAGTGTGTCTGTTCCAAACTTGAGTGTAAAAGAGATGGGAAATAAAATTGCAAATACTGATTCTAACATCAGTATTATGAATTTAGATAGTGGTAGTGAGGGTGAAAAACAATCGTCAAGTGGGTTTGTGGGAAATGCAGCTACACCCACAAGTGTAAATGTGACAACCAAATTCAATAGTAGTGGTGGTCTTATTGATAAAATTGATTATGCTTCATCTCTTAGAGCACCTGTATTCTCATGATAGAGGCAAAAGTAACATCCACTGCAAATAAAACTCTAAAGGCAAGTGTATTCCTTAAAAATCAACTTGCGAGAAGTATAAGATTAGAGAGGGGACTAGAGAAAAAATCTATTACTGTCAAAACGAAACTTTTAAAAGATAGAGATCGTACACTAAAAGCACTACTGTCGAGGAGTAAAGAAGACAAAAAAGATAAAAAAGGAGTCGTTGGGACACTTGGAGTGCTTGGTGGTGGTCTAATAGGTAGAAGATTTCTTGGTAGAGGTGGTGGTGGAATTGGAAGGGTGCCTAAAATACCAAGACTTCCTACAAGGGGTGGTGCAGTTTTATCTAGGTCTAGTAAAGTTGGTAGGTTAGGTAGATTTGGACCTCTTGCTGTCATAGGCACTGGATTAGATTTTGCAGGTAGGAGAGCAGAGGGTCAAACTAATTTACAAGCAGGGGTTGGTGCAGGTGGTGGTCTTGCAGGTGCATTGGCAGGTGCAAAAGCAGGTGCAGTATTAGGTACAACTCTTGGAGGACCGATAGGAACTGTTGTTGGTGGAGTAGGAGGTAGTATAATAGGAAGTTTGGCAGGTGGAAGACTTGCAGATTTATTCACAGGTGCGGACAGAAGAAGAAAGTTTGAAGAACGTAGGGCAATATTGTCAAGTGAAAAAACACTATTTTCAGAATCTTTAGATGACTTAGATAGAGTATTAGACAAATTAGAAGATAGTAATTTTTTAGGAGCAGTTAGAAAAGCGAAGGATGATAAAGAAGAAGACCGTCCAAGATTCTTAATACCCAGACCTATCATTCCTTTGGGAGGTGCAAAAGTCGATGGTAAATCTTTTCAAAGAGTCGTAGGTGAGGAACTCGCCAAATATGCTGCTATTGCAGGTGTTACATTTCTTTTGATACCATCTGACCCAACAGATGTCGCTACGACTGCACCTTTAGCAATTAAGTTGCAAGCACTCGCAAAAAGCACAAGATTATTTAAAGCACTAAAAGCAATTTTTCTCAAACCCCCTAAGGTTTTACAACCAGGTAAAGATATACCAGGTATATCAGCAAAAGGGATAAGGATTAGAGCAGAGGCATTGATGAAAAAATTGAATCCAAATATTAAGTTTGACCGCCCTAAAGTTAAACCAAAGTTCAGGAAAATAAAAACAAAAGTAAAAGATAGTGATATACAGGATCTTATCAAAAAAGGAAACCTAAGTGAGGAAAGTCCTATATTTGAATTATTTAAACCTAAAACTAAAAAAATCAATACTAATGTAGAGAGAGGTAGTGGTAAGAATCTAAATCCTAGTAAAAATAAAACTCCTAAACGTGAAATTAATAACACAGAAAATATGGAAAGATTTAAAAATAAAGATTTAACTGACGCTGGTGGCATTTCAGGTAGTGACATTGCCTTGGCACCGACAAATAACATATTCCTCATCAAGGAGGGTGACACTAATATATCACCACCAGCAGTATTCAATGAAGGAGACACAATAGTGTTTGGTGGATCTGGATCTTCTAGTGACCTATCTAAATATGTCGAGATGACACAATTATTTACGACATGAATAAAAAAGTCATCTGGACAAAAGGTCATAAAGTAAAAAAGTTTGTTGTAGATAATACAAACCTTATAGGTCAATTATCGTACGTAAAATATTACGAAGATATAATTGATCCATCTCTTCATGTTGAATGTAGCATGTTAGATCCCTTTGGGTTGATCAACTCTATTCCTATTAGAAGTGGAGCATCTGTAACTATAAGTATTGAGCACCCAAGTCAAGATTTTGAAATGGAATTGATTGTGACAAATATTATAGGTCATATCATAGATCAAAAAAGAGAAGTTTATACACTTGTCTGTGAATCAGCAGGTGCACTTTCTAATCATACCAATAGAGTTTGGAAAAAGTACACAGGAGCAATACATACCACAGTCAAAAATATTCTAAAGGAGAAGGTTTCAGGTGAAATAAGCGATGGAAGCATCCATCCCACAAAAAATGCTCTAGAATTTTATGGTAATTACCGAAGACCATTCAAAGTTATAAGTGATCTGTGTCGTAAATCATTACCCACTACAGCAGATGGCACATCAGCTAATAAAGGAACTGCTGGATATATTTTTTTTGAAACACAAGACGGATATAACTTCAAAAGTATTGATAAGATATTCAGTGGTAAACCAGTAGGTGACCCATATGTAATGACTCCATACAAGTCAGGACTTGATCCAGCAAACAACTTTTTCTTAGCAAGTCCTCCCAGTTTCAAAGAAAGTCATGATATTATAAAGAAATTGAGGTCAGGACAATACAGCACAGCAAATTACTATTATAATGTGCTTACAAGACAAGTTGAATTCAACAATTTCAAGTTCAATTCAAAGATTGAGAAAGCAAATGACGAGGATGTAACACCTGGTACATACAAGGATGCTTACTCAAGAATTATTCTAGGAACTCTTGATCAAGGTACAACCAATGTAAATGCTAATGGGGATTACACTGATAAACCCACACCACAGGAGCAAGCGAAGTACCAAGCACAAGCGTCTGCTAGATACACAACTTTATTTTCTCAAAGTCTTGATGTCACAGTCCCGATGAATCTATCATTGAGAGTTGGAACCCTTATCAAAGCTGATTTTCCTGACATAAATACAGATGATAAGACTCAAAAGAAGTCACCTGAAAGTGGCAATTACATGATTGCTAGATTATCACATGAGTTTGGTAACCCTGATGGCGATTTCACAGGTCTTACTCTCGTAAGAGATTCATTTACCACACACGAGTAACATGAAAACAATCGAAGACCACATCAAAAAGGACAAAGAAATCCTTGACGATCCACAAGCAAACCCTGCAGCACGTAGACATGCAGAGGAAGAACTGCATGATTTAGAATCATATGCAGAGCATCACAAAGATGAGATAAATGCAGGTGATCATCATGACCCTAATGTACTAGAGGTATTCTGTGATTTACATCCTGACGAACCAGAGTGTTTGGTTTATGACGACTGATGCTTGAAACACGTCATTCAAATATTGAATTCCTTGGAAAGGATGGTTTCCAGTGGTTTATTGCACAGGTAGCACCTGATAAAGTCTGGCGTGACAAAAACAATCAGAATTTTGACAACGGGTTCAGAGCAAAGATAAGGATACTTGGATACCATCCTGGTGAGGATGCGAAGGAGGGTGGTATTTCTGACGAAGATTTGCCATGGGCACATTTTTTGGTATCACCCCAGTTTGGTGCAGGTAATAATTGGACAGGCACATCCTTTGCTTTGCAAGGTGGAGAGATGGTTATTGGGTTTTTCCTTGATGGGGAAGAGGGTCAGCAACCAGTAATTTTAGGATCTTTCTTTGCAAATTATAAAATAGAAGATTTTGTATCGTATAAAGAGGCATTAGATAAAGGCACAACAGGTTTCAAAGCACTTGAATTTGATCCAAACATAGATTTAGGAGACCACGTATCAATTCAAAAGAAGGAGAAAGTTCTAAAAGCAGGTGGTATAGTCAATAGTAATGATAAAATAAGAGATGCGAATAATGTAGAGAAGAGCACTATTGAGAAACACTTTGATAATAAATCATATCATATACCACTACCAGAAATTTGCTCAGACTCAAAGAAAAAGTCTGGTGGTATTGCGAAAGGATTGCAGAAATTCATTGATAAAGTACAAAAATTAGAAGAATTTTCTGATGGTTTTATAGATCCTATTACACAAAAAATTGTTGATATTGATGAGGAGATTGAAAAAGCATCGCAAGAGATAGAACAAGCGATGGGTGGCATTATACGTAATGCAAGGTTTAAGTTGTTTGAAGAAATAAATGAGAAAGTTGACGATGCAGTTGATTTTCTAAAACCAGACTTTCTCAAGAAACAAATTGAAGCAAAGAAACTCAAAGATGGTGTTTTTTGTGCTATGGAAAATGTTCTAAATGGACTCAAGAATGTTGTAGGTGGTTTCCTCAAAGGACTTATAGGTAACATACTAAACGTACCACTATGTGCAGCAGAACAATTTTTGTCTGGTCTCATGTCATTGTTGAATTTTAAGATAAACTTGTCTATAGCTCCCTTACTAGGTGCTTTGAGTAAATTTACAGGTTCTGCCATGCCTGATTTTGCAAGTAAGTTGACACAATCTATGGAGTTAGCAGCAGCAGGTTTATCATTATTTGAATGTGAGGGTCAAGAGTGTGATGCAAACCCTGCAGATTTCTTATCTAATAAGGGACTTGACTTGAAAAAGGTACTAAATCCTAAGAGTTTATTAGGTAAGTTCACTTCATTGTCTGGAAGTGGATTGATAGGGGGAGTCGCTGACCTAGCAGGGTTATCATTCCCTAATATAGGTGGTGGTTTAATTGGTGGTTTGGTCGGATCAGCTTCTGGATCATCACCTCTTGAAGGTTTAGTGGGTGGTTGTAATGTGACAGATAAACAATGTGGACCTCCACGTATAGAGATATTTGGTGGTGGTGGTTTAGGTGCTGTCGCTGATGCGGTTATCAATGAGACTGGTAAAATTATTGGTGTCAATATGCAAGATTTTGGATCTGGATATAAAGAGAGACCTTTTGTTTCTATAATTGATGATTGTGAAAATGGTAAAGGAGCATCGGGGGTAGCTATCATGGATGGAGATCAAGTTGTAAATATTGGAATACTGAGTCCTGGTGGTGCATATCTATCAGATGGGGTATCTGATTCTCAGGGTGTTGATGTTATTGGTGAGATAGTGGATGCAAATGTTATATCTACTGGAGCAGGTTATGAAGATGGTGACCTTGTTGTAAGTGATTCAGGACAAGCATTGACTCCCATCATAGAGGATGGTAGAATAATTGGAGTGAAAGGTAAAATTGATCAAGGATTGACTGATATTCCAAAACTAACAGTTCAGACAAATACAGGATTTGGTGCTAAACTTATTCCTATAACTAGATTTGTCAAGCGTGATGAGTACACTGATCCTATTGTACCTCAAGCAGCAATTGTCACAGTAATTAGTTGTCCGAGGTTCTACTAAAATGAATGAACATGAAATCCTCCTAAAGGATAAAAGATACCAGCAATTATTAAAAAGGCAAAGTCAATATGAAAAAAACAGTGAAAAGTGGAATGGAGTTCAGAAAAAAATAGATTTTAGGAAGAAGGTACTAAAGTTCACGGGGTCAAATAGCAATGAGAAATTAAAAACAAATCAAGTCGTTCAAGGTTATTTTGATCAAGAAACTGGTAAGGGATACATCAATAACAAAGAGGTTAGTATAGAAGAGTATCTCAAGTTTCAAGGGATGACCAAGACAGATCAGTTGATCAATTATGGAGAGGATAGAGATAAGGTTGAAGTAAAAAATGATAAAACTGGAATCAAAGATGTTCTCACAACTCTTGATGAAGTTGAAGATGTAAGTGATGAAGAAAAAAAACAAATAGATGAATCATTAGGTAGAAAGAATGCAGATGGCAGTGCACCAGGTCAAAATGAAGAAACTACCCCACCTGTCACAACAGAAAAACCTAAGGAAGTAACAAAAGTACCACCAATTATAATCAATCACGCAGAGTGTGGTCACCTTACTTTTGGTGATGAGAAAGATGAGGAGACGGAAAGACCAAGAGACGTGGGTCTTTATGCTGGAGACAGTAATGCACTTCGATTGTTTAGAGATGGTGGATTTGAATTGAGATCTAGTGAGAGTGCAGGTGATAATAAAATAAAGGGATCATCGATAATGCAGGTGTGTAATAACGCAACTTTGCTTGTCAACTCAGAGGGTGACGTAACAATTAGAGCGAGAAACAAACTTAGATTAGTAGCGGACTTGATAGAGATTGAAGCAAAGAATGCCAGCACTGATGGTGTGACCATTATTGCAGAGCATGACATCAAACTCAGAGCAAATAATAATACTATAATTACCTCAGATAATGTTACAATAGATGCGAAGGAAAGAATCCTTTCACACTCTCAAGGATGGCAAGTTTTAATTGGTCAATATATTAGATTACATGAACCACAAACCAAAATATGTCCCGCATTTTTGAAGGAATATATAGAGGGGCAAATCAAAACATTGAGAAGTTAATTGTGGCAGGTATTCGTGACTTAGATAGTGGGAAGGTTTATATAGGACCTGAGGATCCGAAGTTGGATAAATCTATAGATACACTAAATGGTGATAAACCATTTGAGGGGACTCTTGCAGTTACAGGTCCGACATTTATTGGTGGACACTCAACAAATGCAGCAGGGGTGCTCAATGTAGGTACAGCATTAGGTGATTTCAAACCTAATACAGATGGTAGAGCAGTAGATGTAAGTGGTGATGTTAATATTGTAGGTGAAAAGGCAGTGAACGCAGTGTATATTGATGGTGATGTATATGTTACAGGTAAGGTAGATTGTGGTAATAAAGGGAGACTTGCTTCTAGATTCGCAACTGCTGACAGTTTACCCAAACCATTCGACATGGTTCATCCTACCAAGGGTGAGGGTCATAGACTTAGATATGCTTGTATTGAAGGACCTGAGGTTGGTGTATATTTTAGAGGTAGAACTCAAGATAACGAGATTATATTACCAGACTACTGGAAGGATCTAGTGGTGATTGATACTATCACCGTTCAAACACAACCAGTTGGATCAGCACAGAATATTATAGTGAAGGAGTGGGATGATAATAAGATAACTCTTGAGGGTGTGACTGATTGCTTCTATCATGTTTATGGTGAGAGGAAGGATGTGAACCCACTTGTGGTAGAATATGAAGGACAAACTTGGGAAGATTATCCAGATCCAAAATACAATGATCCTGCATACTCTAGATAGTGTGTTATAATTAAAATAAAAAATCATGGAAACTTGTGGAAAAGTGAAGATTGATGGCATCATCGAACTACCAGATTACATGGTAGGTAAGATTGACCCTGAGACTATTTGTGTACAACTGACTCCTATTGGTGTGTCTCAAGATTTATTTGTTCACTCAATACCATATGGAGCAAAAATTGTGATTAGAAATGGTGCAGGTGGTCCTATCAATGCATACTATCACGTCCATGCAAATCCATTAGAGGTTGATGATCATGCACATTACCGCACGACTGATATTTGACTTTGAGCACAGGTGTGCTATTATAGGTGGAGTTACTAAAAATCTAATGTTCCCAGAAACCGAACAATACGTTGATCGTCTTGAAATTTGTATGACAGGTAGATGGTTTAGATTATATGGATCAGATGCAGAGATAAAAAAAATTGAGTGTAAGGACGTTGATCAGTTTATGAGAGTATTAGAGGTTGCAAAGATGGCAGAAGAGATAGATAGTGAAATCAAAGTGGTTTATGTCTAGGTTTCCGTTATCAGATATCAAATTTCATAATATTCCTGTTGTTGGTCAATTCTATACCAAGACAGAAGTTGATCTGTTGATAAAGGATGCTGTGGATGAAGCAAGACGTATTGATGAGGAGTCAATGCGTAAGCACAATAGAGATGCAACTGTTATAAGTATGATATTAGGTTTTACTACATTAGCACTGTTTGTAGATGGTTTGTTGAGACTGTTAGGAGTGACTCCACCGTTCTTAGGAATAGATATTGATATCCTTGATAAAATTGTAGATAAGGTAGAATCTGACCTCTTACCATTAGTGCAGAAGATACCTCGAATCTGACGAGTATAAATAAGTTGAAGGAATGGTGTCGGAAACTAGGTAATGCCACTAAGTAGACTAGAAAATTTTCTAAAAAATGTACAGGGTAACGTCATATACGTAAACCCTGAGGAACTTGATGCGACAGATGATGTTAGTAATACTGGTAATTCCAGAACTCGTCCGTTCAAAACTATACAGAGAGCACTGATAGAATCTGCTAGATTCTCATATCAGTTAGGAAAGGATAACGATAAGTTTGACAAGACAACAATAATGGTGTCACCTGGCACACATTATATTGATAATAGACCTGGTTTTCAAATAGACACATCAGGTAATGTCACCGATATCAACGGTACAGCAGCATCTATCAGTGAATTATCAATAGGAACAAAATTTGATATACAAGATCCAGACAATGTATTATACCACTTCAACTCTATACATGGTGGTGTAATACTTCCTAGAGGTACATCCATCATTGGTACAGATCTTAGAAAGACAAAGATAAAACCTAAATTTATCCCTCAACCAGACAACGATAATATAGAGAGAACTGCAATATTCAGAGTAACAGGTGGTTGTTTCTTCTTCAACTTTAGTTTATTTGATGGTGACCCTGCTGATAGAATATTCAAAGACTATACACAAAACGTATACGCTCCAAACTATTCACACCATAAACTCACCTGCTTTGAATTTGCTGACGGTAATAATGTTATAGAGGGTAAGGGAAACACTGACTTAGACATGTACTATGCTAAGTTGACACTAGCATATGGTACTAATAGTGGTAGAGCATTACCAAACTACCCTGCAAACACTGATTTCCAGAGAACTGTAGATGAATCACGTATCGTTGGTGCTATATCCAGACTTGGTGACCTAGAAATACAGGACATATTCTCTGGTACAGATGCATCGTCTGCTACTGCCACAACCATTGTTACTGTAGTAACAAAGACTGAGCATAATCTAAACGTTACGACACCCATTATTATCAATGGTGTCAGTAATAGTGACTATGATGGTAGTCATGTTGTATCTCAGGTTCTTAGCACAACATCATTTACATACTCAGTTCCTGTCGCACCACCATCGACTGCAACACCATCACTTACAGGGTTAGCTCCTGTTGTAATTGTTGAAAGTGATAGTGTCACATCTGCATCTCCATATGTATTCAACTGTTCTCTACGCTCAGTGTTTGGAATGTGTGGTATGTTGTCTGATGGAAGTAAGGCAACTGGTTTCAAATCAATGGTTTGTGCACAGTTCACAGGTATTGGACTACAGAAAGACGACAATGCATTTGTAAAATATAATAAAACTTCTGGTACATGGCAAGATCAATCCACACTTGGTACATCAGTTACATTACATACTGATGGTTTATCATTATACAAACCAGAATACGAAAACTTCCATATCAAAGTCACAAGAGACTCTGTACTGCAGGTGGTATCTTGTTTTGCTGTGGGTTATGCAAAACAATTTGTTACTGAGTCTGGTGGTGATATTTCACTTACTAACTCTAACTCCAACTTTGGACACACAGGTCTTGAGTCGGATGGATTCAAATCTCAAGCATTCATCAAGGATGATAAGGCATATATTACAAGCATCATACCACCTAAAAAGACTTTCAATAAGAGTGAAGATGTAAACTGGATATCTATTGATGTTCAAACTACAGTTGGTGTATCCACTGACACTCAATTGTACTTGACTAATTTCAAGGTAAAGGACACTATACCAGTCAAGACAGCTAGTGGATTCACTGTTGGTAATAAAATAGGTGATAAGTTATTCTGCTCCATACAAAACATAACTTATGGTGCTGATATATTGATGCCAGGACCTTTGAGCAACACAGATACATGGGCATCAGGTAAGAAAGAAGTATTTGTAGGAAGTAACTCTGGTATAAACTCGATCACCAGTAATATCATAACCTTAGAAGATGTACATAAATTCAATACTGGTGAGAAAATCAGGTTCTACTCTGACAATGGATCTCTTCCAGATAATATCGTATCAGATAGAGATTACTTTGCAATTACTGCTGGATTAGATGACGATAAGATCAAGATAGCAACAACATTCAACAATGCAACAGCAGGTAGTAATCTTACTGGTATAAACAATCTTGGTGGTAAGATAAGAGTTGTATCAACAGTAGATGGAAAAGAACCAGGTGAACCAGGTCATCCAATTCAATATGATACCACTAATGGTTGGTACGTAAACGTTGGTGCTGCTAACTCATTACGTTCTGCTATAGTAACAAATCAAAGTGTTGTATCAGTAGACACAAACAACACATTTATTGTTAGAACTCCTGACACTAGAAAAGATTTAGAGAAGATATATCGAGTAAGATTTGTTGTCCCTGATGACTCAACAAACGCTGCTGCTCCATCAAATGGTTTCTCATTACAGGAATCATCAACACTTATAGATGATACATTCTATAAGAATGATAATACAGACCTCACATCTGTATCAAATCTTAGAATAAACAATGCTATCATTGATGCTTCATGGGATTCAAGCAGTAATTCTGGTATCCTAACCACACAAAATGCTCACAGACTCAAGATTGGTAACTTAGTTGAAATTAGTAGACTAAGAAGTGGAAACAATGAGAATGGTGTTGACAATACAGGATTCAATGGACTGTTTGATGTAACAAACGTGACTGGTGACAATATCTTTAGTATTGGAATCAATACTAATCCTGGCGGTATCAGCACTATCACCACGAATATACCATACACCAGACATGATCAATCAGTTGTTGGTTCAGGTAGGACATTTGCTCCATTCTTTACTAAGAGAAATTTCAATAAAACATATCAAATATTCAATAACGAGGAAGTTCAAGCATTCAAGAGAGATGTACAGGATGGTATCTATGATCTTACTGTATTAGGATACATTTCACAACCAAATGTATCACCATTCTCAACTGCATCAAACTTCTTTTCTCAAAATATCAACAATCTAAGACCAAAAACTGATATTGACAATATTGATTTTGATCCTGAAGCTGCAGTATCTCATGCACTTAGAGAAAAGATAGGACAGGTTACAACTAACGACCCTAAGAATAGTATAACCAAGGAACTTGTACATAGTTTTATTGAAGAAACAAACTTAGGTATTGGTATTACTGGTGGTGTAATATCATCTGGCACTATAAGCATTGATACAGTTCATGATCATGGACTTAATGGTATCACACAATTCAGTAATATCACAGGTGGTGTTGGATATGGCACAAGTAGTGGAAATGCTGAATTTTATTTCAATGCTCCAGTCATAGGTGGTAATGGTAGCGGTGCAACAATAGATGTGACAGTTGGTGCAAGTGGTACAATCACTGCTGCTGAGATCAACAATCATGGTTCAGCGTATCAGGTAGGAGATATACTACAGGTCACAGGTGTGCCATTTAGACCATCTGGATCTGTTACAGATTGTGCTGTCACTGTTGGATCAATCAATGATGCTACAGGAAATATTGTACAGGTTATAGGTGTAAGTAGTACATCATATAATGGTCTCCATAGAATAACAAGTGTAGATGATACATCACGCTTCTCTTACTCTGGTGTCGCTGATAATGATGTCACCACTGCAGGTGGATTTGTATACCATGTTGGTGTAACAACTTCTGTTACAAATATCTTACACGATAGATTGAGTGGCATCGCTACTGTTACCTTGCATGCAGATATAGGTCTAAGGAGAGGTGATGAGATAGTCATTAGTGATGCAAACGCAGAATATAATGGTACTCACACTGTCACCGATAGAATAGGATATGGTTCTTCACTCACAGTCAATATAGGAAGAACAGCAGCACAACCTGCATTTTCTGGTGCATCTGCTGTTGCACATGGATCAGGTATAAGTGCTAAAGGTTTCAATCAGACAATGCCAATATATGATGGATTTGTCACTGAATTGAATAGTGCTCTTACTGCAACATCTTCCTCTATAAACTTGGCAGATAGAAGCATGCTCAAGAGAGGTGATTATCTGCAGATCGAAGATGAAATAGTAAGACTGATTGATAAAAACAGAACAAAGATATTGAGAGGTGCACTTGGTACAAATGCTACATCGCATGTGAAGAGTGTAGCTGCAACTAAAATCAAGGTAATACCTGTAGAGACAAGAAGAAACTCACTGATACGTGCATCAGGACACACCTTTGAATACGTTGGTTTCGGACCAGGTAACTATTCAACTGCGATGCCTCAGGTTCAAGACAGAGTTCTTGATAATGATGAGCAAATATTAGCACAGTCAGAGCAAACCCGTGGTGGATTAGTAGTTTACACTGCTATGAATGACAAGGGTGAGTTCTTCATAGGACGTAAGAAGATTGACGCTCTTACAGGTGAAGAGGTGTCTACGATTGACGAATTCGACACCACATCAGTGTCTGCTCCTACAGCACAACTACCAACTGTTGCTGCTTTTGATAACCTAACTATCAATCAAAACTTCTATAGTAATTCAAACACTGACCTCATAGACCTCAAGTTTAGAGGAAATAGGACAGGAAGCATAGGAAAACAAGTTTTTGTAGGTATTCAAGAGACTGAACCTCCTTCATCACAAACAGGTGATAATATATTATTTGCCACATCAGTCAATCGTGGTGGATATATTGGATGGGTTCAAACAAATGAGGCAGGTTCACAGAAGTGGCAACGTTTCGGTCCTGTATCAGTAGAGAATGGATCTGAGCACTATGCATTTGACAGAGTAGCGATAGGTCAAACTTATGCTGACACTGGTGAGGCAATGAGTGTCGTTGGAAATGCAAGTGTTGATAGTCTAAAGGTAGATGATCTTACCACAGGTAGAGTTGTAACTGTAGGCACCAGTGGTGAACTACAAGACTCATCATCTCTTACATTTGCTGGATCTACACTTACTGCTCATACACTAAGTGTTGACAATAATGCATCTGTAGGATTTGATGCTACCATAAATCGCAATCTTACTGTTACTGGTATAACAACCTCAGGATCGATAAACACGACTGATATTACATGTAATAACGTCACATCTGGAGGTAATGTCAACACAACAAACCTCACTGCCTCAAGTGCTGTAAATGCTGCAGCAGTTACTGCAACAGGAACAGTTCAAGCAGAGCAACTCACATCAACAGATGATGCCAGCATAACTGGAACTTGTACTGCAGGTGATTTTGTAGGAAATGGTGTCATACCTATTGGTGGTATCATTATGTGGTCAGGAACTGACGCTGCTGTGCCATCTAATTGGAACTTATGTGATGGAACGAATGGCACACCAAATCTTATTGATAGGTTTATTGTTGGTCGTGGTTCTGCATACGCTGATGATTCTACAGGTGGTCAAACAGATGCTATCATACCTACTCACACTCACACTGCTACTGGTGGAAGTCACGGTCACCCCGTCAGACACTCCACACAAGTTACGGGGGCTGTTGATGCTGACGCATCGGGTGGATATGTTCTTGATAATACAGGTGTTCAAGACTTCGCTGCTAATAATTCTACACCAGGTTCTACATCAGGTGACCAAATTGGACAGAGTGGTAGTCTTACATTGACTGCTGCAACACCTGCAGGTTCTGAAGCTGTTGCTGGTAAGAACCTACCTCCATATTATGCAATCGCTTATATCATGCGTATCAGTTGATAAATACAAATACTAAGGAGTGCACTGGTAAATGGCATCAGTAAATAAGAAGTTTGCTGTCGAGAAAGGACTGGAGGTCGGTGATCAGGCTCTGATTGTTGACGCTCAAACTAACAAGACTGGTATTGGTAAAACTAATGCTAAGTATGGTCTTGATGTAGCAACCACAGCAAATTTCGATGGCATCGTAGCGGCTGGTCAGGTCGGTATTGGAAGTACACAACCGTCAGAGAATTTTGACGTTGTTGGTGGTGCTAAGTTTCAGGGATCAATCAAGGATAGGAGTGGTGGTGGTGGAACAGACGGACAGGTATTAATATCAGCAAATAGTGGAAACAATGTTGATTGGTCTTCCACTGCAGAAATATTCACGAACGCATCGGACGGTAATAATTCATTACAATATAAAAAAACCAACAGTAAGTTTGGAGGAGCAGATAACTTTGTTTTTGATCCTGCAAACAAACGAGTAGGTATAGGAACTACTCTTCCAGAATACTTACTACAAATTGCAAGAGCACCTGGCGATAGTTCTAATGGTTTTGTGCAGATTGGTGGTACATTCCTTGACTCTTCGGGTGCAGTTGGTGTTGCTAAGAGTATTCTATCAGCAGGTAGTTCAGGTGAATTGTTATGGGTGGGTGCAGGTGCTAGTGTTTCAAATATACTTCACGTCAACGTAGATGGAAATGATAACAACGATGGATTTACACTCAAAACTGCGAAGAGAACTATTGGTGCTGCTGTCACTGTAGCTCAAACAGGTAGTACCATAAGAATCAGTGCTGGTTTATATACAGAAGACAATCCAGTTGTAATACCAAATAATATCACAATAGATGGTGATGATCTAAGGCAGACACAAATTACACCTACCAATACAGGTGTGGATTTATTTCATGCTAAGAATGGTACACTATTCCAGAACTTATCATTTGTGGGTGTTGCAAATACAGGTGCTATCATTGCTTTCCCACCTGACGGTTCAGCAGGTATCATAACACAGTCTCCATATATTAGAAACTGCACTAACTTCATACCAAATAGTCAGGGTTTGAAAGTTGATGGTTCACATGCTGAAGGTTTGAAGTCAATGAACGTTGACTCATACACACAGTATAACCAAGGTGGTATTGGTATCACTATCAGTAATAATGGATATGCACAATTAGTTTCTGTCTTTACTATTTGTAATTCGGAAGCAGTCACCGCAATTTCTGGAGGACAGTGTGATGTAAATAATTCCAACGCCTCGTTTGGTACCAGAGGGTTGGTTGCTTCAGGAGTTGGCACGGTAACCCAAACTGGTGCAGTGGCTGCTGTAGGAGTAGTAGATGATAATACTATAACAGTTGGTAGTTTGACCAGCAGACCCTTTACAGGTCAGGCATTCTATCTTGGTGAATTATTCAATAACGTAAGAAGCATATCTGTTACCAATGTAGGTTCAGGATACACCAGTTCCAATCCTCCTCTTGTCACCATAGCAGATCCTTTAGGACCTGGTGGTACAGGGGCAGAAGGTGTTGCTGTTATAAGTGGTTTTGGTAGTGTAACTTCAGTTGAAGTAACCGCAACTGGATCACAATATCGAGGTGCACCAGCAATATCAATCGCTGCTCCAACTTCAGGAGTCACTGCGACAGCGAGTGCTACGATGGCACCCGTCTATTATACTATAAATAGTGCGACACCTGTTACATCTGGTGTCTCTACAATCACCATCGACCAAACGTTACCAAACGCAGTCGGTGTTGGTTCGACTGTTCCATTCGCCAAACAGTCATTGATACTCGCATCTTCATATACATTTGAGCATGTTGGTTCAGGAATAAATATCAATACAGCACGTCCTAGTAAGGGTGGTGTATCGATACCTGCAAACCAAGCGATATCAGAGGAAGGTGGTAAGGTTGTCTACACATCTACAGATGAAAGAGGTAACCTGAAAGTTGGTGACAACTTCACCATAAATCAACAAACAGGTGATATATCAGGCGATGCTTTCAAGAAGAGCATACAATCTCAACTTACTCCACTTATCATTGCTCTCGGAGGACAATTCTAAATGGCTGCGATTCCATTAAATAAATTCAAAACTGTAACTCACACACTGACCACAGCGAAGGTTGGTATATACACATGCCCACCAGGTGTTTCATCGCTTATAATTTATGGCAATGTGGCGAACGTGGGAACGAGTTCATCTGTGACATCATTCAGTGTATATCACAGTAGAGGTGCTGTAGACACACCTGTTGTAGAACTAGCACGAATACCACATCAGGATGCCATGTCATTCTTAGATGGAAGATTAGTATTAGAAACAGGTGACGTACTCAAGATTCAAGGTGATTTCTTGAATACACAACAATGCATAGTTAGCATACTGGAGAACGCTAAGTAATGGGAAGACTTCTTTCAGGCAGAGTTGGTGTAACCAGTTATTCTGGTTTATCCACACATAGAAATCAAACAAATGGATTCCCGTCCTTTCTTGGTCTGGAAGAGACAGAACCGAATTTAGGTTTACCTTCTAATAACGAGTACATATTATATGCTAACACAAATGGTGAAAGATTTTGGAATGCACCACCTTCAGGTAGTGGTGGTGGATCAGCATTTGGTTTCACCGTTCAAGATCAAGGTACAACTGCAGTTGGTTTTGCTGGATCTACTACTACACTAAACTTTCAAGGTAATGGTGTATTTGTAACAGAAGCGAAGGATAATATAGGTGTTGGTGGTACAATTCAAGTTGGTGTTGCCACCGTACATATTCAGAAGAACCAACTAGATTTTGAAGACGCAAACGATTTTACAAGAAATACTGGTATAACCACCATCAGAGTAGGTATGGGTCTATCCTTCATGGCGGTGCCAGTAGGAGATAACACATCAGGTATTGCATCCATATTCTCTATTGCCGATCCCAATATAACATTTCAGGATTCAGCTGGGCATGAAAGATTTGATCAAATAAGTATTATAAGAATAGGTGCAGGTCTTACTATAAGTCAACCCAGTGTTGGTATAGCATCTATTGCACCTAATGGTTTACTTGAATACCTGAACGTAACGGGGATAGCATCTGCACCTGTGTTCGATGGAAACCTAATAGGTAATGTTACTGGTAATATAACTGGTAATATAACAGGAAATGTCACTGGAGACTCTTCTGGAACACACACGGGAGCTGTCACAGGAAACGTAACTGGTAATGTCACTGGAAATGTAACGGGTGATTTGACTGGAGACTCTTCTGGAACACACACTGGTGCTGTCACAGGAAATGTCACTGGAAATGTAACGGGTGATTTGACTGGAAACTCTTCTGGAACACACACTGGTGCTGTTGTTGGAAATGTCACAGGCGATCTGACTGGTAACGTAACATCCTCAGGAAGTAATACGTTGACTACAATCAGTGGTACGACAGCGACATATACTTCGTTTGTGGGAGATCTCACTGGTGCTGCTTCTCAAATTACAGTTGCAGCTGATACGACTGACACAACCACAAGTATATTATTTGTAGGTAGTGCAACAGGTGACCAAGCAGCAAAATCAAATACTGCACTGACATTCAATGCAGCGACAGGTACGTTGGGGTCTACAATTTTTAGTGGATCAGGTGAATCACTTACAAATTTACCAGCAGCAAATCTGACTGGAACTTACGCTGCGTTAGATGGTTCTAACATAACCAATGTCAACACAGCAAATATAGATATCACAGCGACAAATACCACAAGTGCTGACCACTTTATAACATTTGTGGATACTGCAGGTGGAAGTGGTGAGACACTAAGAAGTGACACTGATCTCATATATAATCCTGGCACCAATACACTTACTGTTGGAGTTCTCAACGCTCCAGCGACAGGTTTGTCTGGTGATCCCAGTATCTCAGTCACTAACATCACTCTGAAAGGTAATCTCTTACCAGATGTGAATGGTCTCAGATCTTTAGGGTCAGATACTGTTAGATTTTCAAATATATACACTTCAGACATGCACTTCTCAAATGTGGGGGGTAAAAATGATGTTGACGGTACTTGTGGTAGTTGGACATTACAAGAAGGGGACGAGAATATATTCATGTTGAACAATGTCACAGGAAAGAAATATAAAATCAGTCTGACTGAAGTATAAATAACACAAGAATAGGAATCTAAATACCCGTTATGTCAAGAGGAAGAGTTTTATCCAAAGTAGGTGGGCTTACTCAGACTATCGCTGGAATATCAACTTTTGTTGGTGTCTCTACCTTTAAGTCTGACGTACGACTTCATGGGGGGTTGACAGTCGATGGATCAACCACGTTTAGCACACCATTAAATAATACAAATTTAGCAAATAATAGTGTATCGTACGGTGGTATATCGGTACAACTTGGAACATCGGATGCAACACCAGCGTTCAATCTAACTGATGCCACAGGTTATCCTACATCATCTCTTGTTGGTACCATAACCAATGCTCAGTTAGCAGGTTCGATAGCAAATAGTAAATTAGCGAATGATAATATAGTAATTGGTGGTGTAAGTATGGCACTTGGTGGGACAGATGCAACACCAGCATTAGATCTTACTGACGCTACCAACTACCCTACAAGTAGTCTTACTGGTACGATAACCAATGCACAACTAGCAGGTTCTATCGCTGCATCAAAACTTGCTGGATCAATTGGTAACTCATTACTCTCAAATAGCACAGTATCGTATGGTGGTATAAGTCTAGCACTAGGTGCTTCAGACGCTACACCAGCATTTGATTTGACTGATGCTACTAATTATCCTACCAGTAGTCTTACTGGTACCATAACTAACGCTCAGTTAGCAGGTTCTATTAGTAATGATAAGTTAGCAGGTTCTATCGCAGCGAGTAAGTTAGCAGGTTCTATTGGAAATGCTAAGTTATCAAACAGCTCAATCACCGTTACTGATGGATCAAACTCAACTGCAACAGCACTGGGTGGTACTATAACATTCTCAGGAACAAATAATGAGGTAGACGTAGCAGAGAGCTCAGGCACAGTTACAATAGGTTTACCAAGTAATGTTACTATAGGAAATAATCTTACTGTTACTGG